GTTGATACTGGTATTGACGTTCCCAATGCAATCAAGCTGTACCGCGATGAGATCCGCTTGGCTAGCGATGGTCGGGAAGATCAAATCAGTCAAGTTACAACGGTTGAGGAATTGATTACTCTTGTTATCGACAATTTAGTACCTTGGCCTACTAATCCACTTACCCCTTAAAACAATGCTTACCCTGATTCGCCCCATTCTTTTCACCTTTCTGGGTTCTACCCAAGTAAAGCGCCTGGTTGTTGAGATGCTTCGTACCCTTTCTAAGAGTACTGATAATTCTATTGATGATAAGGCTGTCGAATTTATTGAAAACGGACTCTTCCCGAAGCAATGACCATCAAACTCCGCGACGTAATCAAGTATTACCAGGGGTTGCCTAATCAAAACCGTGCTCTTGCGGCCCTGGAACGCCTTCTGGGGCCTGAGGGCCTTTCTGATGAGCAGGAATGGGTCAAAGCGTGGCGAGAGCCCGTACCCCTGGAACCCAATAGCACTTTTGATAACACTTGGGACGGTATTGAAGCTGCTGCTAAGAAGGCAGGGGCTAAGTTTCCTGAGGTTGTTGCTGCTCAATGGGCACTAGAGTCAGCTTTTGGCTCTGCTATCTCTGGAAAGAACAACTTCTTTGGCATCAAAGGAACCCCAGGCACCATTAAAACCACCTGGGAAGACTACGGCAACGGCCCAGTCACTATTAAAGCCACCTTTAAGAACTTCGATACCCCTTACGACTGCGTTAAACACCTTGTTGACCAGTGGTATAAGGATTACAAAGGGTATAAAGGGGTCAATCGCGCTGAATCACGAGAGGATTGTGCGTATCTTCTTAAAAAAGAAGGCTATGCTACTGATCCAATCTACCCACAGAAACTAATCAACCTGATGAATCAGTACGACTAATGTCTCACCCCGTCATTCCCACAAATTTTCCAGTATCTCCTGATCTTGGTGACATTCACACGGCTCATAATGCTGTGTGGACCTATACCAACATTGGTTGGGTAAAAACAGAAATCACTTTGACTTCTAATTTTCCCATTTATAATGGGTTGATGGTTGATACCACACCCTAACAATGACTGAGATTGTTGTTTCTGCAACAGTAGCAGTTGCCACAGGTCTTGCTGCCTTTGTCAATCGTATTCATTCCAGAATTAATCGAGTCCACGAGCGTATTAATGCCATGGATCATCGTATTGATAACTTTGAAGTCAGAATGGTTAGCAATTATGTTGCCAAGGCTGACTTTGAACGAGCCCTTACAAAGATTGAATCTGGAATGACTCGTCTTGACGAAAAACTAGATCGTATCCTTATGAGAGGTCATGACTAATCAACGAGCTTCTGAGGATATGTTTAACGAGCTTCACGGGCTCGTCACTATTGAACTTATCCAACGAATCAAGTCAGGCGTAGCCACCACCCAAGACATCAAGGCGGCTGCGGATTGGCTTTCCAAAAACAACATCACTGGTCTTCCAGTCTCTGGTTCTCCTCTTGCAGAACTGTTTGCAAGCCTGCCGGAGATTGAGATTGAGGATGTTGAACACGCTATCTTCTGATGCGTAAATCAGCCAAATACTACGCCAAGAACCCAGAGGCAGCTGCTAAAAAGGCTGCCTACCAACGCAAATATAACAAGAAGCCAGCCGTGAAGAATGCTTCGGAAGAGCGTTGGCAAGAGCGGAGAAAGCGTGGCATTGCTGGGAAGGGAGGCCCCGACCTTTCCCATACTCGCAAGGGGAAGATGGTTCTTGAATCACGTTCTAAGAACCGCGCACGAAACGGCCACAACGGCAAGAGTACTAAAAAATGAACAAGGGAAACGCTAAACCCCCTGGCCTTTACGCCAACATCAATGCGCGTAAAAAGGCTGGTACTTCTCGCTCCAAAAAGAACTCCACCATCACGCCGAAAGCCTACGCCAATATGAAGGCTGGCTTTCCTAAGAAAAAGAAGAAGTAAACCACCGTAGAGGACCATGCCTCTCAAAGATCCTTCTGCCTACCTTTTTCACCTAAGGGCCATGACCTCCTCTGATGCAAAACGGATGTGGCGAGCTGCCATTAAAGAATACTGGAATAACCAGTGTGTCTACTGCGGTTCGTCTGACAATCTAACCCTGGATCATGTTCATCCAAAAGCTAGAGGGGGTCATGATACCACTAATAATGTGGTATGCGCGTGCCTTTCGTGTAATCAAAGTAAAGGCTCTTCCCATTGGCTTAGCTGGTGGGTTGGTCAAGAGACTTTTTCTCTTGATAACTTTTCAAAAGTCCTTTCGTGGACTACCACCTAAGAACACATTTATTTATTTTTAAAAATGGCTACCAATCCTGCTGGCGGTTCCCTTTACGGAGATTTCTCTAATCTTCCTGCTGCCGTTGAAAACTATGTTTATCGTAGTGACACTGTTGTTGCTACCCCCGAAGCTTCTTATACCGTTGCTCAGCTGCGTGCCTTGATTAACGCTGCTGTCTATGCTGCCGGTGAAGTTGCTACTGCTACTGTTGGTAAGGCTTCCTCTGTGGAGGCTAGCTGATAATGGCCCCTAAAAAGCCTCGTGTTACGTCCTCTTCAAACCGTAGCACTCGTTCGACAACCAAACCCGTAACAAAGGGACAAAATCCCCAACGGGCAAACCGTCAAAAAGTTTCTAATGCAAGTGTTACCAGCTCTCAGCAGCGTGGTAATCGCGTTAGAACCAGCACTGCTCGGGTTACTAGCAATGCGCCGCGTGAACAAGGAGCTGCGCTAAAGCAAGGTGCTCAGGTTCGTCGTGGTGCTAGGGCTGCTTCTCAGCGTATGTCTGGGGTGTTAAAGGCTGCTAAGACTGCTCGTGACGTACTAGGTGTTGTTAAAAACGTAACCCGTGGTGGTGCTTTTGCTGCTGGCCTTAAAGCCACTAACACCGCTAAGGGTACGCTTTCCGAAGCCCGTCAAAAGTACGGTGCTAAGGCCATGCCCCAAAAACAGGGACCGTCTCAAAAAACCACCCAATCCTCCTTTAACAAGAAGACCTTTGACCAGGCCTTTAAGGCGGCTCGTACTTCTGGTGCTAAGGAATTTACCTGGCGTGGTAAGAAGTATAACACCAAGATGAAGGGTGAGTGATCATGCCCCTTAAAAAAGGTTCTTCAAAGAAGACGGTATCCTCCAACATTAAAAAGATGATGAAGGAAGGCTACCCTCAAAAACAAGCTATTGCTGCTAGTCTTTCCTCTGCTCGGAAAGGCAAGAAGCGTAAATAGTCCCTAAGAGGCGTCTAGGAGGCTCAGCAATGGGCCTCTACCCCTCTTTCCGTATGTTTCCCTTATGACTCAATTAGAAGCCCCTCAGAAGACCGTAGAACAGCAACTTACGGATTCCTTTCCATTATTCCTTGCTCTTGTATGGAAGTCGCTAGACCTGCCTCCTCCAACACGAGCACAAATTGCCATTGCTCAATACCTACAAAATGGACCAAAGCGTTTGCAAATCCAAGCGTTTCGAGGACTCGGAAAGAGTTGGATCGCTGCTGCCTTCGTTCTGTGGACGCTATGGATCGACCGTGATAAGAAGATCCTTGTTATTTCTGCGTCTAAACAAAGGGCTGATGACTTTACTATCTTCTGTCAAAAATGCATCCTTGAGTTTGACTGGTTGGCTCATCTACGCCCTATGGACGATGATCAACGGTGGTCCCGAGTTTCGTTTGATGTTGCCGGGTGTCGACCAGCGCAAGCTCCGTCAGTTAAAAGCGTTGGCATCACCGGCCAAATTACTGGTAGTCGAGCCGACCTTATCGTATTCGACGACGTTGAGGTTCCCGCTAACTCTGCTACCGACTTCATGCGTGAAAAGCTGCTTCAGTTGGTCACTGAGGGCGAGTCCGTCCTTACGCCAAAGAAAGATAGCCGTATCGTGTTTCTCGGCACACCACAAACTACCTTTACTATTTACCGCACACTACGAGAACGGAATTATCGTCCCTTTGTCTGGCCCGCACGGTATCCAAAAGATTTGACTGGTTATGATGAGGTACTAGCCCCTCAGCTATTAAACGACATTCAAAAAGGTGGACATAAGGAACTTTCCTGGAAACCAACCGACACCAGATTCTCAGAGATCAACCTTCTTGAACGAGAGACCAGTATGTCTCGGAGCAACTTCATGCTTCAGTTCATGCTGGACACGAGTCTTTCTGACGCCCTTAAATTTCCACTTAAGTTATCTGATTTTTCAGTATTACCTTTGGATATGGAAAAGGGACCGTCGGATCTTGTTTGGGGTTCTGATAAAGAGACTCAGCTTGACCTTCCTGCTGTTGCTCTCCCTGGGGATAGATGGCACCGGCCTAAGACTGTTTCGGAATTTGTCCCCTACGGGCAAACTATTATT